GTCCAAGGCGTATACAGTTAGAAGCTTGGGGAGTAGAAGGAGAGCCACTCTGGGAAGGGTCAGAAAGGGCATTTGCGGAAGGGAATTTACACGAAGCGGATATACTCAGATGGGCATCAAAAAATTTGCCAGGAGGACCTTACAAACTGTTTAAAACCGGAGATGAACAAATTGAAGTTAAAATATACAAAAACGACAGAGTAATATTAACAGGACATCCTGATGGCATTGCTGTGCCAGAGGAAACAGGTATAGAAGAATATGCAGAAATATTTTTAAACCCGGAAAATAAAAAATACGCTGTATTATTAGAAGCAAAAACTTTAGCCAATCGTGCTTTTCAAGAGATAAGGCAGAAAGGCGTAAAAGAAGCACATCAACAATACTATACACAAGTACAACTTTATCTTCATGCCTTAGGATTAGACAAAGCATATCTTATCGCACGAAATAAAGAAACACCCAAAACAAGACTTTGGGACCATTATTACGAACTGATAGAATACGATAAAGATTTTGCAGAAGCAGAAATAGAAAGGCTTGCAGAACTGAACAAAAAGATAGAAAACCACATAGAAATAGACCCACCGTTTTCTCCAGAAGAAAATTGGCAATGTCGCAGACCATGGTGTCCATATGCGAAGTTATGTCATCCCGAATATTATCAACAAAAGAAAAAAGAAGAGGTTTTGACAAAGGATGAACTTGCTGACATAATAGCTGAATATAACGAACTATCAGAAGAAATCAAACAACTGGAAGAAAGGAAAAAAGAATTAAAGGAACAATTACTCGCAGCAGCTCAAGAAAAACCAGTCCAAGCCGGTAATTGGGTTGTAAGGATAGAAGAACGCCGGCAGGAAAGGTTTGACACAAAACTTGCACGCAAAGAACTGCCTCAAGAACTTTTACAAAAATTATTGAAAATCAGCACTTATCAAGTGTTAAAAATAGAGGAGGTATAAGGATGGAAAACAAAATGCCTGTTTTAAGAGAAACTTCAATCATTGAGGAAGTGGACCTAAATCATGTAAAAAATACAATGCAAAAGATTTCTCAATTTCAATCGATTGTACAAAGCACGCTGAAAGAAAAAAAAGACTATGGTATCATTCCCGGTACAGACAAACCAACATTACTCAAGCCCGGAGCTGAAAAAATTTTAATGATGATGGGCTTGAGAAGTGAATTTGAAATTGTCGACAGCACAAGAGATTGGGAGAAGGGATTTTTCCAGTACCAAGTGAAGTGCAAGCTGCACAAAGGCGACATGCTTATCACAGAAGGCTTTGGAGCTTGCAATACAAAAGAGAAAAAATATGCGAAGTCCGACCCTTATACACTTGACAATACAGTGCTAAAAATGGCAAAAAAGAGAGCTTTAATAGATGCTACACTCCTTGTAGCAAGTCTTTCGGATATATTCACACAAGACGTAGAGGATTTAGAAGACATAGAAGGAACACCAGTACAGGATAAGATAAGTAAAAATCAATTAAATCTTATACAAAAGCTAATTAAGGAAAAAGAAGTATCTGAAGAAGACTATAAAAAGGCTTTACAGAAATATTACAACACAACAAATGAGGGAGAATTGACTAAAGAACAAGCTTCAGACTTAATTAGAAGACTGATGAATATGGATAAGAAACAAAAGAAAAACAATGTGCAAAAAAATGATGAAGACAAAGAAACAAAGCAAGAGCCAATAGAGGTCAATTTTGAGGAAATAGAAGACATACCATTGCCATGGGAAAACGGAGCAGAGGGCTAATGCCCTCTCTCTAAAAAAATTTTTGACGGAAAAATGTGCATACTACCCCAGTTTAGTTTATGTATTTTCAGATTATTTATACAGGGTGGGATTCGGATGGCAAGACCACAAAAGCAAGGATTAGATTATTTCCCATTAGATGTAGATATGGACCAAGACGATAAGATACAGCTAATAGAAGCAGAACATGGGCTTGTTGGATTTGCAATAGTTATAAAACTTCTTATGAAAATCTATAAAGAAGGCTACTTCTATCATTGGACTGAAAAAGAACAATTAATCTTTTCAAAGAGAGTTAATGCTGACATTAACCAAGTTAATGCTGTCATTAATTCCTGCATTAAATGGGGTTTATTCGACAAAAACCTCTTTGAAAAGCACAATATCCTAACATCTAAAGGCATTCAGCGACGTTATTTAGAAGCAATATCACGCAGAAAAAAAGTCACAATTATAAAAGAATTTTACTTACTTCAAAATGAATATTCAAATGTAGTTTTTGTAGACATTAATGGTGTTAATGTAGACAAAAACTACAATCCAGATGATATAAATGACAGCAAAAATCCCCAAAGTAAAGTAAAGAAAAGTAAAGTAAAGTATCATCATAATAATACTGATGATGATTTACAAGTTGATGATGATATCGTCAAAGCAGTTGAATGTTATGAGGATTATGGATATGGAACTATAAACAAAGCAGTTTCTGACTTCTTGATAGATATGGTTAATGAATATGGTATTGAATGGGTAAAAGAAGCTTTATACGAGGGAGCGATACAGAACAAAAGGACATTAAAATATGTGGCTGCGATTTTACAACGCTGGAAGGCTAATGGTGGTATTAGTCATGATTTTAAAAAGGAAAAAGAACAACAACCGCAACAAATCAAAACCCTTACTGAGCAACTAAAAGAAAAATATGGTGACTTACTGGCAGGTGGGAGCGCATGAAGATACACGATATCGAATTAGAAAAAAACGTATTGGCATTGTTGTTACTTGATGATGACATAGAGGACAAAGTTTTAAAGTTAACGGAAGATGATTTTTATACTACAGAAAATAAACAGGTATTTACAGCGATAAAAACACTGCTTGAACAAGAAAAAAGCGTTGATATTGTTAGTGTTTCAACATTTATGAAAGATAAAAATCAAAATGCTAACTATATCAAAAAAATATTAGAGGATGCTGAAACTGTAGACTTTGACGAAGCAGTAGCGGTTTTAAAAGAAAAAACAAAAATACGTCAGCTTATAAATGCAGGTCAAGAATTGATAAAGCTGGCAAAAGAGGACATGGAGCTTGAGAAAAAACTGAACATAGCACAAGAGATATTTAATGCATTTGAAAATAGAAATTACGCAAATATAAAAAGCATGAAAGAAATAGTTATGGATACGCTAAAAATCCTTGAGGAAAGATACAAGAATAAAGGACAAACTGTTGGGTTAGATACAGGCTTTGTGGACTTAAACAATGCAACAGGTGGATTAAGAAACGGAGAATTAATCACAATAGCAGGCAGGCCGGCGATGGGCAAAAGTGCTTTTGCACTGGATATAGCTATGAATGTAGCAAGTAAGGGGAATACGGTATTGTACTTCAGCTTAGAAATGAGCAAAGAACAGTTAGGGGAAAGAGCATTTATCCAATGGGGGACAAAACCATACATTGATGGCTATCAGCTAAGAACAGGACTAATAAGCGATGAAACATGGAAGAAGATAGGCATACAAGTAGCACAACTGGCGAAATTGCCACTCTATATATGCGACGATACAGATTTGAACATTTATCAATTGCGGTCTATATGCAGGGATTTTAAAAAGACGCACGATTTGAAGCTCGTAATAGTTGATTACCTACAGCTTATGGAAGGTGGTAATGACAGTAGTTATGAAAACAGGCAGAACGAAATAGCAAAAATATCTCGTAACTTAAAGAAGTTAGCACGGGAATTGAATATTCCAGTCATAGCTTTAAGCCAATTAAACAGAGAAGTAGAAAAGAGGCAGAACAAAAGGCCAATGTTGAGCGACTTGAGGGAAAGCGGGAGCATTGAACAGGATAGTGATATGGTGTGGTTGTTGTACAGAGACGAGTATTACCATCCAGACACAAAAGAAGCTGGCGTAGCAGAGGTGATAATTGCAAAACAAAGGTCAGGACCTACTGGCACAATTAAATTGGCATTCTTGAAAGATTATATTACTTTCAGAAATCTTGCAAAGAGAGAGTAAGGAGAGAGTAAGGCATGTTCGATGAAAAAAAGTTTGAGAAAATTGCACAGAGGACAGAACAATTGATAGACCAGTACGGGGATGATAAAGAGGCGCAAGAGATAGTAAGAGATAATCTGTTGCTGTTGGTAGATATGATTTTTGACGAAATTGAAAAACAATACAAAAAAACAAAAGACAAAAGATATTTAGAAATTGCGGATAAACTTTACAAAAAAGCAAGAAAGGAGAATGCGTATGATTTACTTTGATGAGCTAGAAGCACGAAAAGAAGAAAACAGACAATTAAGACAGCTTGTACATAAACTTGCGGAGGAGAATGAGAAACTTGTAGAAGAAAACAAACGGTTAAAAAGAATTATAAGAATTTTCGCAGGGGAGGAGGAGTAGAAAAATGCCTGTGAAAAAATACAGATCCAAGAATTTCTTGGAGCTCATTTTCAGCCTCAAGAAGCCAGTAATTGTTGAGGCAGTACAGTTTAAAGGTGATATAGAGTCATTGAAGGAAGTATCTAACTTTATGAATGGTTACGTAATTGATTATACAGACCCAGATAATCCAGTAGTAAAAATTGATACACTTGAAGGCACTTTAAATGCTCAGGTAGGAGATTATATTGTAAAAGGCATTAACGGGGAATTCTATCCTGTCAAGCCTGACATATTTGAAGCAACATACGAGGAGGTAAAGTAAAGTGATGAAGGAGATGAGGGAAAATGGGTAAGAACAAGAAAGGCAATCCTGACAAAGTACATCCTTATCTTGCAAGGAAGGCTTTAGAGATGGCTGGCGGTGATAGAAATGCAGCGTACAGCTATTGCATAGAGCTAAGTTGGAAGCTATGGGGCAGGTTAGCTCCAGGCTTTGACAATGCGGATTTGCAGGCATTTTATGATAAGGAAGGGATGTGAAATGAGAGAGATTAAATTTCGAACAAAAAGAAAAGACACAGGGCAATGGTATTACTTCACAGAATTGTTGAAGGAGGTAAAAGAATGAGTGATTGGATACAAGAAGATTACTATTTCGACATTGAGTTAGATTTAGAAGCGCAAGAACAACTCAATGATAACATCAGAGCAGAGTATGAAGTAATAGATTATAAAGCGAGATGTCCAGTTTGTGGGGCAGAACTAGTGCATGAGAGTGGATGTGTAACTTGCTATAGTTGCGGTTGGAGTGCTTGTGAGTAAATTTAAAAGGAGGTGTAAGGAGTGGACAAGTTGATTAATGCTTTGCATGATGAAATTGACATAGCCAGAACAAATGAAACTCATGCAGAAACATTAACAGGAATTTACTATTGGAAAGGATACAGACAGGCATTAGAGAGAGCATTAACTCTTGTGCTTAGAGTAGAACAACAATTGTTAGCAACCAAAGAAGAGTGATGCTAATAAATACCCGTCAGAAGCTCATATTTGACTCAGAATCGTTTTTATAAGGTAAAGCAATAGTTTTATATGTCTAAAACAAAATCAAGGCAGATGGAGGTGTTTTAAATGAAATTGTATGAGAAATACTGTAAAAAATGTCATCAAAAATTTATTACTTCAAGCCCGTACAAAAAACTGTGTCTTTTCTGTGCAATAGAGAACGAACAGAAATCGATAAAAAAGTCTTATCAGAAGAGGAAATTGAAGAAGGTGAAGACAGAATGAGAATAGTTCTTACAATTCCAGGCAAACCTTTCGGCAAACAAAGACCACGTGTGACAAAGGCAGGTATTGCATATACACCACAGGAAACAGTCAATTATGAAAATTTTATAAAGTTGTTATACATACAACAATACAAAGATTTAAAGCTAGAGGGAGCACTTAGAATGATTATCAGGGCTTTCTATAAAATCCCCAAGAATGCCAGCAAAAAAGATAAAAAATTGATGGAACAAAATATCATAAGACCAACTAAAAAGCCGGACATGGATAATATTGCAAAAATTATTGCAGATGCGCTGAATGGACTTGCTTACGAGGATGACAAACAAATCGTGGAAATGTACATCAGTAAGATTTATGCGGAAGATGAATTTGTGGAAGTTGTCGTGGAGGAGGTGAGAGGAGGTGAAGCTAGGTGAATTGCTTCTCAAGGCAACAGGTAGTACACCACAAACAGGAAACACGAAAGGAGTTTGTGTGGTTTGTGGTGCTGAGGTAAATAATGGTATACCACTTAAGGAATGCGTATCTGATAATTTCACAGGCTGGAGTTATTTCTTCTCAGGAAATTGTATGTGCCCAGAGTGCGCATACCTTTTTAGCGACCAAACATTCCGCAGGAAGTCATGGGTAGCATCATTACAGGGTTTCAAGGTGTTTAAAAACGACGAGGCGCAGCAAATCTTGTTTAATCCACCTGACCCGCCGTTCTTTATCCACATCGCCAAAACTGGTCAAAAACAAACATGGCTTTCATGCATCCACAGAGTCGCACACAATCCGCACAAATACTTCTTTTCACACGAGAAATATGACGTACCAATATTGTTCGAGCATGATAGGGCAGCGACGTACATCCAAATCATTGCAGAGGCAATGGCAAAAGGCTTGACCAAAACGGAACTTACGACGGGCGAGTTCAAAATGAAAACATGGCAAAAGGCGATTGAAGGCGGTTACCGTGATTTCCTGCGAGAACTGGCCAAGTTTAAGGGTGATATCTTATGGGAGGTGTTGGTGGATGTTTACAGAAAAGCAGATTGAAGACAAAACGGTTGAGCTGTTGGCAGTGGTGTACAACAGCATAAACTGGAGCAAGATGCGCACCAGTAAAAATCCGCACGATATCTTCAACCACCGTGTTAGGGCGGCCAGCAGGCGAGCAACGTTGTTTGAGGCGGTAAGCAAGCTGGCGAACTATTTTGGACTACAATCATTACCGACAGAAGCAATACGGCTTACTCAGGAACTTCGGCCTTACGAAAGGATAGTACTAAACAAAATGTACATGGAGCATATACCGATATCTATGATGGCAATTATGCGGGCCAAAGA